GCTTTTGCGCGCCTCCGCCGGGTTTTGCGCTGGGGGGTGACCACCGAGGAGGATGAGATGGGGAGACGCGGACCACCGCCGAAGCCCACAGTACTCAAGGCACTGGAGGGCACGTATCGCCCGGATCGGGCAGTGCCCAACGAGCCAGAGCCTGCGCTCGGGGCGCCGCCGTGTCCGCCGCATCTCTCAGGCGCCGGTAAGGTCGCGTGGGAGTTCTTCGTCGAGGAGCTCCTACAGCTCGGCGTGCTCGCGGTCCGCGACGGCCCCGCGCTGGAGATGCTGTGCTCGGCCTACGCGGAGTTCGCGCAGGCCAACGAGATCGTGGAACGCGAAGGACTCACCTTCCGCGGGACGACGAAGAGCGGCGAGATGCTGTTGCCCCATCCCGCGGTCCGCATTCGGGCGGACGCATGGAGGCGCGTCCACCGCATGCTCGTCGAGTTCGGTTTAACGCCGTCGGCGCGGACGCGCGTGAGCGCGCTCGTGCCGCAGCGGAAGCCACAAGCGAAAGACAAGGATTGGATCCGTGGCCGAGTCGGTCTCATGGGATGATGTTGTGCGAGTGCCGGGCCGCTACGAGCGGCTCTGCTGGGAACGCCAGGAGCGCGACCTGGCGCTGGCGTATCCGGGTGGCGTCCCGACCAGTCCGGATCCGCGTGCCTGGCGCATCGCCACGCGGCACCCCAAGGGGTTCTGGTTCGATCCCGAGGCCGCGGAACGCCCGATCCTCTGGATCGAGTCACTCTGCCATCACCACAAAGGCGAGTGGGCGGGACAGCCGCTGGTGCTCGCGGACTGGCAACGCCAGATCCGGCGCATCGTCTTCGGCTGGCGGCGCGGCGACGGGACGCGTCGGTTCCGGATCGCCTACATCGAGGTCCCACGTAAGAACGGGAAGACGGAGGACGCGGCGGCTGGCGCGCTGTACCTCGCGTTCGGCGACGGCGAGCCTGGGGCGGAGGTCTACTCCAGCGCGACGAAGCGGGATCAGGCGAAGATCGCCCACGACGCCGCGGTCGAGATGTGGAAGCGGAGTCCGGACCTTCAAGCGATCGTCGTCAAACGGCGGAACAACCTCCACGATCCGGACACGGCCTCCAAGTACGAGCCGCTGGGCGCCGATTCGGACACCTTGGACGGACTGAATCCGCACGGCAACGTGGTGGACGAACTCCATGCCCACAAGACACGCGCCGTCTGGGACGTGCTCGACACCGCGATGGGATCACGGCGCCAGCCGCTCACCTGGGCGATCACCACGGCCGGCATCTACCATCCGGAGTCGATCGGCTGGCAGCAGCATCAGCACGCCACCCAAATCCTCGATGGGGTCATCGAGGACGACGAGTTCTTCGCGTTCATCGCCGCGGCCGACGCCGAGGACGACTGGCGGGACCCGGCGACGTGGGCGAAGGCGAACCCGAACATCGGCATCACGCCGAAATGGTCGTATCTCGAAAGCCAGTGCCGGAAGGCGGAGCAGCAGCCGTCGTTCCTCAACACCTTCCTCCGCCTCCACCTCAACCGCTGGACCCAGCAGCGGGACCGCTGGATCGCGATCGAGGCGTGGAACGCCTGCGAGCCCCGAGACCTCAGCCGGGCGGAGATGGACGAGCGCGAGCAGGCGCTCGCCGGCGCCCCCTGTTACGGCGGCCTCGATCTCTCGACGAAGCTCGACCTGACAGCGCTCGTGCTCCTGTTCCCGCGCGAGGAGGATGTGCTGGATCTCCTCTGCCGGTTCTGGGTGCCCGAGGAGCGGATCGGGGACCGAGTGCGGCGCGACCGCGTGCCCTACGACGCCTGGGTCCGCGATGGCTGGCTGAGCGCCACACCGGGGAATGTCACCGACTATGACGCGGTGCGCGAGGAGATCCGCGCGCTCGCGGGACGGTTCGATCTGCGCGAGCTGGGCTTCGACCCGTGGAATGCCACCCAACTCGCGGTGCAGCTGGAGGGCGACGGACTCACGATGGTCGAGATCCGCCAGGGCTACCGGACGCTCAGTGAGCCGAGCAAGGAGTTTGAGGCCCGGGTCACCGCGGGCAAGGTGCGGCACGGGGGACACCCGGTGCTCCGCTGGATGGTCGCCAACGTGGCCCACCGGGAAGACCCCGCGGGGAACATCAAGCCCGATAAGTCGGCGAGCGCGGAACGCATCGACGGGGTCGTGGCCGCGATCATGGGACTGGGCCGACTCATCGTCCAGGCCCAACCGGGCTCGGTCTACGATGAGCGGGGGGTGTTGAGCTTCGGATGACGCCACCGGCCCTGATCGCGGCCCTCCGGGATCGCCGACTCAAGCGCCGAGACCTCATCGTCTACAGCTTGGCGCTGGAAATCCTCGCGTTCCACGAGCCCCGGCATCTGAAGCTCCACGCCGCCGAGCGATCGCTCCGGATGGACCCAGGCGACATCTCGCGCGCCCTCCGCCGGCTGGTGGAGTGCGGCTATCTCGGCCGCGGAGCCAGTGACGGACCTCGCGGGACCTACCTGCTGCGCTGGACCCCCCCGCCGGCCAATTTGGTATCTGAGCCAAACATTCGATTTGCGGGCTGACGGCCGGTTGCGTACCCTGTCCCCATGCCCCAGCCGTCGCGGACGGGACGCCCGGACGGCACGGACCTGGTCGCAGCGGGAGGCTGCCTGGCCGTCGTCGTCGGGGTGGCGCAGATCTACCCGCCCGCCGCGTGGATTGTGGCGGGGCTGTGCTCTTTGGCAATCGCGGTTCTTCGGGCACGGCGGGAGACGCCGTGAGTTACCTCGGCGACCTGCTCCGGCCCCGCGCGGCCATCACCACGTCGCACCAGCTCCTGGAGGAACTGGAGCGGCAGGGTGGCCTGGCCGAGTCGGGCGCCACGGTGACCCCCGCCTCGGCGATGCGCGTGGCGTGGGTCTACGCGGCGGTCCGGGCACTGAGCGAGGACGTGGCCAAGGTCCCGCTGATCCTGTATCGCCGGGTGGGACACGGGAAGGAACGGGCAACCGACCACCCCCTCTATCGGGTGCTGCACGACGACCCGAACCCCTGGCAGACCTCGTTCGAGTTCCGGGAGATGCTCCAGAGCCACGTCGCGCTGGCCGGCGACGCGTTCGCGCTGATCACCCGGGCCGGGCGCGAGGTGCGGGAACTGCTCCCGGTCCCTCCGTGGCGGGTGGAGGTCCACCGGCGCGCGGGTGACTTCCGGCCAGAATACACGTTGCGATGGCCCGACGGCCAACAGACCTCAGTCCCGGCCGACCGGATGTTCCATTTGCCGGGGCTCCTCTTCGATGGCGTCCGGGGTCTGTCCCCGATCGCCTACCAGCGCGAAGCGGTGGGACTCGGCATCCAGCTGACGCGGTTCGCCGCGAAGCTGTTCAGCCAAGGGGCCATGTTGGGCGGGATGATCGAGCACCCCGGGCGCCTCGGGAAGGACGCCTACGACCGGCTGCGCCAGAGCTTCGACGAGAAGTACACGAGTGTGACCAACGCGCACAAGGTGATTCTCCTCGAAGAGGGCGCCAAGTTCACGGCGACGGGCATGACGAGCCGGGATGCGCAGTTCCTGGACTCGCGGAAGTTCAGCCGCGGCGAGATCGCGTCGATCTTCCGGATCCCGCCGCACAAGATCGGCGACCTGGACCGGGCCACGTTCTCGAACATCGAGCACATGGCCCTGGAGTACGTGACGGACAGCCTCCAGCCGTGGTTCACGCGCTGGGAGCAGCGGCTAACCAAGAGCTTGCTGGCCCCCGAAGACCGTGACGCCTACGTGGTGGAGCACCTGGTGGAAGGGCTCCTCCGCGGTGATTTCAAGACCCGGATGGAGGGCTATCAGGTCGCGGTCCAATCCGGCTGGATGAGCCGGAACGAAGTGCGAGTCAAGGAGAACATGAACCCTGCTGAGGGGTTGGACACGTTCCTGGAGCCGCTCAACATGCAGCCAGCCGGCACCCGCGGCGCGGGCGACAGCGCGTGACGGCCCGGGCGCTGCACCTGGTCCGCGCGGCCACCGACGAGGCCGAGATCTTGTTCTACGACGAGATCGGCTTCTTCGGCATTCGGGCGTCCGACTTCGTGCGCGAGTTGAAGGCCGTGGAGGCGAAGACGATTCGTCTCAGGATCAACAGCCCCGGCGGGGACCTGATCGAGGCCGTGGCGATCTACAACGAGCTCCGCGCCCACCCCGCACGGGTGGTCACCCAGATCGACGCCTTGGCGGCCTCGGCGGCGTCGCTCGTCGCGCTCGCGGGCGACGAAGTCCGGATGGCCGAGAACGCGCTGTTCATGATCCACGAGCCGTTCGGCCTCACGGTGGGGACCGCCGAGGAGCATCGCGCCACCGCCGACCTGCTCGACAAAGTGTCCGAGGCGACACTGGTCCCCGCCTATGTCGCCGCGACCGGGCGCCGGGAGCCGACCATCCGCGCGTGGATGCACGAGGAAACATGGTTCACGGCGGACGAAGCGGCCGAGGCCGGCTTCGTCGACGAGGTGATCGACCCGAGCGACGCACGGGCCAGCATCGACACGGAGCGTTTCAAGTTCCGGCACCTGCCGGCCGCCTTGGCCGACGGGGCACGCGAGCCAACCGTGCGGGAACTGGAGCGTGCCGTGCGGCGGGCCGGGCTCAGTCGGAGCGCCGCCGCCGCCTTCGTGTCCGAAGGGAAGAAGGGACTGCGTTCGTCCACCCAGGCTCTCCAGCGGGACGCTGAGGGGGCGGAACTGCTGCCTGATGTGCAGCAGTTGATCGCGACCATCAGCCACGCAGGAGCAGCCTCATGCCCGAGGATCTCAAGCAGACCATCGAGGCCCTGAACCAGGCGTTCGTCCAGTTCAAGGCCAGCAACGACGAGCGATTGGCCGCCATCGAGCAGCGCGGCCACGCCCCCGCCGACATCGTGGCCAAGGTCGAGGCCGCCAACCAGGCGATCACCGACCTGACCGCCAAGCTGGACGCCCAGCAGGCGGCGCTCCGCGAGGTGGAGACGGCAGCCGCCCGGATGCTCCCGCCGACGGACCCGGAGGGGGCCGAGCGCGAGCGCCAGATGGTGCGTGCCTTCCTCGCTACCAAGCGCCGTCAGCCCGTCGACCAGATCGAGGTGACGGACCACGACGTGACCGCCGTGCGGTCCTACCGTTCCGCTTTCCTCGCGTACCTCCGCCGCAGCGGCCAGCACGGGGAAGTGCTCGGGGGCCCCGAGATCCAGGCCGCCATGAGCGTGGGAAGCGACCCGGAGGGCGGCTACCTGGTGCCGCCCGACATGAGCGGGCGGATCGCGTCGCTGATCTACGAGAGCTCGCCGATCCGCCAGCTCGCCACGGTCGAGACCACCCGCAGCGACCGCAAGAAGGGTCGGCATGATCTCGACGAGGCAGGGGCCGGGTGGGTCGGTGAGCAGTCCGCGCGCCCCGTGACCACGACGCCCAAGCTCGGCGAGTACGAGATCCCGGTGCGGGAGCAGTACGCGCAGCCCGAGATCACCCAGCAGGAGATCGACGACTCCGTCGTGGACATCGAGGCGTGGCTGACGGACAAGGTCACCCAGAAGCTGAGCCGCCTGGAGGCGACGGCGTTTGTCAGCGGGGACGGTGTCGCGAAGCCGCGGGGCTTCCTCACCTACGCCGCCGGTGTGCCCTCGGCCACGGCGTGGAACAAGATCGAGCAGGTGAACACCGGGGCGTCGGGGGCCTTCGCCGCGACCAACCCGGGCGACGTGTTCCACACCTTCCTCGGGAAGTTCAAGGCGCCGTACCTCGGCAACTTCCGGTGGATCATGAACCGGACGACCCTGGCCGAGACGCGGAAGCTCAAGGACGGAGATGGCACCTACCTCTGGGAGAAGTCCTTCCAGGCGAACCAGCCGTTCCTCCTGCTCGGCCATCCGGTCGTCCTCGCCGAGGACATGCCGGCCATCGCCGCCAGCAGCCTGTCCATCGCGGGGGGCGACATCCGCGAGGCATACACGGTGGTGGATCGGGTCGGGATCCGGGTACTCCGGGACCCCTACACCAACAAGCCGTTCGTGCGGTTCTACACCACCCGTCGCGTGGGAGGCGACGTGGTGAACTTCGAGGCGATCAAGCTCATCAAATTCGCGGCGTGATGACCTGACGGGCGGGGTCGGTCGGCCGGACCGGCCCCACCCCCTTCCAGCGAGGGAATCCAGACATGAGGGACCTGCTCAACAAGCTCTCGCCCGTCGTGGACGTGCCGGTACTGCTCCGGACGGCCAACGCGGCGACCAATGGCGCGGGCGCCGACCTCCAGGGGTTCGACAGCGCCGTCGTGCAGTTCATCTCGGGGACCCTGACCGACGGCGCGGTCGCCTGCAAGATCCAGGAGGCCGATCAGTCGGACTTCTCGGACGCGGCCGACGTGGCCGCGGCCGACACGACCGAGGGATCGAACGCCGAGACCCTGGCGGCGGCCGACGACAACCTGGTGAAGTCGATCGGCTACCGAGGCACCAAGCGGTACGTCCGCGGGGTGATGACGCAGTCGGGGGCCACCTCGGGTGGCACCTACGGCTCGGTCATCCAGCGGGGCAACCCGGCCCAGGCGCCGACGAGCTGATCCGGCTCGCCGACGGTGGCTGATCTGGTGACGCCGACCGCCATGCAGGATTACCTGGGGGAGCCCACCGCGGACCCGGTGCTCCTCCAGGCCCTGCTGGACGAGACGGAAAGCTGGCTGGAGACCGCCTGCAACCGTCCGGACCGACCGTTCCAGGCGTCGCAGGCTGGGCGCGTGGAGCGCCAGGATAGCACGGGCTCGGCCACGCTGCTCCTCGACTACCCGATCGAGACCCTGACCAGCGTGGTGCTCGGGCACGACCTGGGCGCCCCGGACGAAACCCTTGTCGTCAACGATCAGACAAAGCTGGTCTGGTGGGCAGGGTCCAACCGATTGGTGCGCGTGGACGGCGGAACCTTCGGCCGCGCGGGCCAGCCGGGCTACGTCCAGGTGACCTACACCACGGCGGCGGATCTTCCCCCGCTCGCCGCGGCGGCCGTCAAAGCGGTCACCGCGGCCCGGTGGCGCCGGCGGGGGTCCGAGGATGCCAAATCCGAACGGACGGGCAGCTATGCGGCTGAGTATGCCGCGATCGCAGAGGGGGATCCCGTGTGGAAGGCGGCCGTCGCCGCGTTTCGTGAGGTACCGCTGTGAGCCTCGCCGGACGCGCCGCCGCCCATGGC